ATCTATCGAAACTGAAGAGCAGCCGTGAAGCAAGATCTTTAGCGCCATCGAGAACCGTGATGAGGACTTCTCGAAGGGGGTGACCTTCGGGGAGTTGGGTAACGGTTGCGCAGGCTTCAACGATTTGGCGGTAATAGCCTGCCATTGTATTAGCCATAAGGAGGAGAGCTGTTCGGTCAACTTCTTTATTTGCGCTTGCATCCGCCGCAGTAATGTTGAAGAAGAATCCTGGGTAGTCGGTTGGTTCGGTAATGGTGAAAGACTTTTTGAACGCTGCTCCATTTTTCCCCCATGCGGTGTATTCTTTGCCATCGGGACGGAATTGCTTGTAACTCTGGTAGATGAGCTGACCGAGTTCGTGGAAGGGGTATCGAGCCCTGTGCAAGAAAATGTCCAAGCGCCGATTGCCCTCCGCTAGCATCGCCAAGGTCCCTCCGGAATTATAGATTCCGCGTTTCCCTTGGAGAACACCTGCACCGTAACCCTGCATCGGCGCTTGAACTCCGCTATACTGTTCGGCGAGGAACAGTAGGAATTTTTCCTCATCGATCATGGAATTGTACGAGACGTTTAGGTTCAGGACGTCCATGTCATCCATGGCATCCAATTCGAACACTTTTCCAGGGAACCACTCCGCGGACGGGTTCGGCTGATCGGCATATCGTTTCTTTTTGAAGGTTGGGATGTTCCCGATCGTATTCGAATCCCGTCTCGCGTTGTGGATTTGAGCTTGTTCCTCTTGGGACTGTTCAAGGATCTCGGGGATGGAATATCCGTAGATGAAGTCCTCTCTGGGCAGGAACTTGATCTCCGCGTAGTTGTGTTTCAACCGCTCGAGCGGGTTGTAGTAACCGCGTAGGAAACCGTCAGCTCCGCTGACCTTGGGGTTGAATACAACCACCAACTCGTATGTCTTGCCGGCTTCGAGTTCGTAATCAAGCGTCGCCTCGATAGCGGTGTACGGTTGTGCAACATCTGGAGTAAGCGAGATTCCTGCTTCATTTGCTTGGGATTCACGAGGAGTTCCCGAAGACTGCTCTGGGGAGTTAAGAATCTTGGCGCAGGCGGTTTGGTCCCAAAGTTTGTTGTCAGCACGCCATTGAACCTGCTCTTTCGTGAGTCGGAGACGGTGGTAGATTTGCCTGGCGTCTCGGAGATATTGGACCGTGATCGGATTGACCCAGACATCGTCGAATGCGAGTGGGCGAAGGTCGAGGAAGGATTTGGTAACTTCGGTCTGCTTGAGCGATTTGCCGTCAGTACCGAGCCCTTGTACATGCCAACGCTTGTCCTCGATCCAGGGGCCTTTGAGCATACACTGACCGGTTTTGAATGCACGGTAGACACCGCTATCAAGGATTTCGGGCAGGCGGAGCTGATGTTTCCCGATCGAGTCCATGCAGAGGGACATCGCTTCTAATTCTTCGTGAGACATACCCTCGACAAGGGTATTGATTCTCCACGTAGGTTTCGTAGCGAGAATAAGCCCGAATATACGTGCTGAGAGAATATCAGTGTGCATTCGAATAAGTTGGGGGACGAAATTCGACGCACGGTAAAAAGGAGTGGTGCGGATTGTTTCAAGAGGTTTGCCACTGTAATTGTCCATCCACCTCGTGTACTTCGATTCAATCTGAGCACTGCGAGCTTGCACGCATTGACCGAATTTCTCAGTCAAGAACCCGACGAGGGCGGCTTTCCGCTCGGTACTGATCGACAGTGGAGTTACTGTTGGCATCTGGTTTCCACAATTAGCTGGTGTTGTTGGTCATACGGCATTGACTCAAGAAGCAAGTGATGGGACCTACACGCTCCGACCATATTCTTAAGGTCCAATAAAAGTTCGGGAAATTTACGCCAAGGTTGAATATGATGAATATTCGTAATCGGTAAAGGACAAAGAATACATTTACCGTCTTGAACCTCGCGTACGAAGTTCCTTAAACGTGTAGCAGTTGGACCACGGAACTCGGTCACGCGTAGCCTCCTCGGTCATACTCTTGATGCGTGAAGTTCTTCCCGCCCAGCTTGGCGACTTGGTCGGCGGCCTTGGAACTCTCTACGTCGGCATCGCTAATCGGGGGCCTCAAGAGATGTATCAAATACGCGGCAGCATCTAGGCGATCTACCATTGGCCCGTGAGGGAACTCGATAATCTGCTGGCGCAGTTTGGTCATGCCGCGGCGAAGATATACTCGCTTTTCCTGCATTGGTTTCTGCGCGTACATCCGGATACGTTCCTCTTTGGACAGCTTGCCGCCTTCGGGTTTGATCCCGATAGGTGCGATCCGTTTGTGGGGGTTGCGAGCGTACTTCCCGTCCTCGACGTGGCCTGCACGGCAGTATGGGCACTCCGGCTGCAACTTGCGCTCGAGGCAGAAGTCCTCGACGGATTTCTGGGCACCGACAAGTTCATAGTGGTTCTTGTACGCCCTCCACCGATCATTCATCACATGCCAGGCTTCGACAGCTTCACCGATCGTACAATTGGCTCCCCAATCCTCGAGGAAGAAGATCCGACGGAGGTGGTCCATCCCCGCGAACGGAATCGCGTTCTCGCAGTTGGCGGTTTTGCCACCACTGGAGACATCGAAGAATGACATCCGGAGGAGCTGCCCGGTATCGATCCGAGGGCTGCCATCGCACGGGATGATTGTGTGACCGTCCTCGTGGACTTCATATTCCTGGATCCAACTAGCTTCGAAATCGGCACCGCCTGGAGCGGTCGGGTTGTTCATGTACTGGCAGTTGAACTTGTAGTCGCCTTCTTCCTGCCTAATCGACGCGAGCGTCTTGAGCGAGAACCGTTCTGGGAATACCGGAACCTCGTTCTCGATCGCGGCACGGATGTACCATTGCACACCCGGCATCGCGACCATCGCTTTGCCGTACACATCACCTGTTCCGTGCTTCCACCGGGTACCGATGAACCGGCGTTTGCTCTTAGCTGGGTCGTGGAGGAGCCCACGCGAGTACTCAATCCAGTCCCAAGCAGCGTCCATCACGGCCTCGGAACTGGCCGCTTTGTCACCGATTACGTCCTCGAACGTAATCTCGGTATAGTGGAATCCGGTTCGTTTGGCTCCAATACCGTCGCAGGTGAACGTCGGTTCATCGTACGAGCCCTCCCGGGGTAGGAGGATTTCACTATCGGTCCATTTCGTGTTCTGCGTGTCGATTGATTGAAGTTCAGGATAGAGCCAGCGTAGGAGCTGGTTGTTCAAGATGTGCCATTTGATATCGATCAACTTCGATTTGGCAACGGTATCACTCTCTCCAATGATTAGGAACCGCTGTTCGTGGTCAACGAGGTACTTCCTCAAGAGCCGACATTTCCAAATGGTCGACTTGAAGTGCGCCCGACCCATCAAGTAACCGGCGTCCTGAAGGACTTCATCTTCCTCAATCCGGACGCACACCGGGAGGTGGAACCCATCAGTTAAGTCCCTGAAGTTCATCACTACCTTGGTGAAGTAGTAAAGGGACGAGTCGGCTTTATCCCTCAACTCCTGCCACAGGTCCTCGGCCTTCCCAGTTTCAGCTATTTGGAGAATGTCCGGCGTTGTCGCCATTCTGTTCTCCTATCTGAGGGGATTGGAACTTCTCGATCTCTTTAGCGGTGGCCGCAGCGTGGATCAGAACCGCTGGGTTAATAAATTGATGGGACATATTCCCAGTAAGATCCATCCTCTTTGTCCGGGAAGATTTCGGGTCCCGATCGAGTAGGTCCTGACATATCTTATACTTCAAGTTTCCTTGAGGCAACTCCCCCATCATCGCCAACATTTCATCCAGTGCGATGCTACTAGCTTCCTCAAGGCGTTGCGCCATTTCGACCTGGCTTCGGGAGAGTTCATCAACTAAGCGGTTGGCTATCTCTCCCGATTGCTCTTTGAGTTTCAATAAGAATACCGGTTCTTTAGCCAGTTTCCTCACCGTCCCATACGCACACTTCATCTGCTGGCAAGCTTCCTTTAACGTAAACCCGATGAGGAGGTATTTCAACAGCTCGGCTTCAGCCACAGCTCGGGTAGCTTCGGTTCGACCGATAAGTCTGCGGCCACCGAGTTCGTAGTTAGAGCTCATTGATCCTTTGGCAAAACCTCGCCAAGCGCTGGCGGCCCTTCCTTCTTATGTAGCCCGATCTGATCATGTGATTGGGCTTCCATCGCCAAATGCTCGGACCCAACATTCCTCCCGCAGTTCAAATGACTGCCCGCATGGCGTCGCCCAGACATGAACCGTTTGCGATCACCCATTATGTCACACCCGGCGTTACCACTCAGGGGATCCGCCCCACCCATTCGTTCACCATATAACAGATCGGGCGCCTCCACCGCGAGTTGATCCTGCTCGTGACCCCCTAGATTTGAATGACACCGAACAAGAGGATGGAACTTGTCATCCTGGCCCAGCGAGCTCGGACCTCCTGGTGGATGCACCCCCCGGCCTTCCGGTTTGAACCTCTCATCCCCGAGAAGGACCGGCCGCTTCTCGAGAACCTCCCGATCATGGTTCCTCTGCTCGATCGGAACCTGGATATTCGTTTGGCTCATCTATCCCTCCATCACTGATCCTTCGGCAGCGCTTTGACTTCACCGTGCAACGACCCCAACGGCGGTCCATCATTGTCAAACGGTTCCTCCACCCGACCGTGAAAAATAACCTTCGACCCAACCGCGATCGCACTCCGCGCCCCACTCGGTGTCTCTACCCCGGGCGTACTGACTTCCGCCGTCATCTCACTACCCGCCGGCAGCCCTTCCGATCTCTCTCCCAATACCCGTCCTAGCGCCATCGTTCCTCCTCGAAGCCTTCCTACAGCTTCGTCCCCATTATCCCGCCAAGCAAGCTAGGAAGCAAGGCCCAGGTGGCCTGTCCTAGCAACGCCCCCTTCCCACCGGCCAAAAATTTTGTGGCCCGTTAATTCAACTCCGATGAAGATCCCGATTTTTGGGGACGGCGGGGTGAAGACGGACGCTGTAGGCCCGAGACTGCAACGTATGTCAACTCTATGGAGGTGACGTATGTCACAGAATGGTCAGCAGTGGACGTTGCAACTCAGCAGTGAGCTACAAGCTAGGACAGAGGAACTCCGTAAGGAGGGACAATCCCAACGTGAAGTGATGGAGCAAGTGTACAAACTCGGTCTGTATCAGCTCGAGTATCGAAATGATCCGAAGGCTGCTGCAGCGAGGAAAGCGTATAGAGAGAAGCTCAACGAGCAGAATAAGCTCGGAAGGCAACTCTTGAAGGCTGCATCAACCGATCCTGAGCTTGCGGTGAAGCTCGGTCTCGGAACTCGACCAGAGCTGTAGGTTGATAGAGGAGATGTTCTCGGGCATCTCCTCCAATGAGCCTACGGAGGTCGGCTCGCGCAGCATCTTGGCAAAGCCAAAACCCCACCCGGACGGGAGCCGGAAATCTGCTTAGTGTGTGTACAGAGTGATGAAGGAAACCAGGTCCAGTGGTAATCGATCGAAAAATACCTGTTGATTTTTCAATTTTGATCTATTATAATATATACAGATCTAGCAGACGATCGCTAGACTGCGCCTGTTGGAGGATGACAATGAGAACGATTAATCTAGATGAACAAGACGTGGTGGCGGTGTATGGAGCATTATTGGGATATCAAGCAGAGCTACAACAGGAGATCAAGAGCGAAGACGTTGACGAACGTGAGACCGCAATCGCAGATCTCGCACGGGTTGATCGATTGCTCGTGATCTTCAGCTGATGCCGCCGAGCGCTCACGAACAGCGTCCGAGCCACTGGCGTGAGACTTTCTTGTTGATTTCGAATTTGAAATGTTGTATAATCTATCACAATTGCACCAACGTCACAAGGAGGTGACATCATGACTGTACAATATACGAAAGCGGTGGAGACTGATGTTGCTGTAGTTGAGCTCGCGAGGGTGATGAATGCGACACCGAAGGAGGTGGTGGCTGTCATCAATCAGCAGCGGTACCGCACCGCGTACAACAAACTCAACATGGAACGGATGAAGGTTGCCCGGCGCATCATGCGTGAACATCCTGAGTTAGTGAAGGAGGGGGCCAAGTGAACGACAAAGCGTTAGTGTTGGAAGCAATGCAACGAGGTGGGAGTATATCAGCGATATGGATACGGCTAAAGAGAGAAGGTCACCAGATTGCTTGGAAAGTTGTCCGACGGCTAGTTCGAGAAATTGAACAGGACAATAAGGAGGACGTTAACTCGACATGGAAATCAAACTAGCAGGGAGGGTGATGCCACGTGGTAATGGCGGCGACGTCAAGTTCACCCATCTACTCAGCGGTAAATTGGAAGGTAGAGATGGGATACTCGACGTGTTTACGCCGCAAGAAGTCGTCGAACTCGTCAATCGAGCGATATACCAGCTTGAGTATCAAGCTGCGAGCCATAGGAAGAGAGGCCAGGCTGAGAGAGCACGGATGAAACTGTTGAAGGAACAGCTTGGCAAGGCAGGAGCCAAGGATGCGTCGGTGAAGGAGCAGTTGAAAGGTGGAGGTGATAAGTGAAGATTCAGATACGAGACCAAACCAACGAGGTAAAACTCGTCCACGAGGAAACGATACCGACAACGATTCGAGAACTCGACCATGACAAAGCAACGTTGGAGTTCTCAGTTGCGGTCGGATGTGAGGTCGATCTGACTAAGTATCAAGTCCTAGCGATACATCTACGACCAAACCTGGTTGTGGTGTATACCAAGGAGAAAGGAGCTTTGTGAAACAGGTTATCCGTGTTATAACCTCCGTGTTTGATTCCTACACGAGGAAGACAACTAAGGTCGGGACCATCGTTCCACTCGACGATAAACAACGAGGTTGGTTCGAATGCCTGAGTTGTGGGTGTCAACACGACTTGAACGTCCAGGAAGCCACTGAACCGAGCCCGAGTGACGGGACGACCACTGGGTCTTGATTTCTGCGTTAAATTGTGTTATACTTACCTTCGAATTGGAAAGGTATAGTACGCTCATTCACATGGATGCGAAACACAAAGTACTATCACTACCGTCCCGTGCCTACTCCTGTAGTATCTATATATATGTTCATATATACCTAATATATATAGATAAAGATAAGATCGGAACGTGGCCGACAGTCTTGGTATATTGTTAGTCTCATCTCTGTGAATAGCAGTACTATACCTTGAGTAATACTGGAGAAGTTTAACATGCTAACGCCACAAACAAGAGCGAACTACCGTGTCCAGTGCCGGCGGCTGTGGGAGATCTACAAGCTGATGGGGGATTATGATGAGAGAAAACCCGCGTTGAAAGCACAGATTGAGAGGCTGTGTGATAAGCTCGGGTATGAACTCGATCGGTTGGATGTCATTTTGTACACGTCGCTGAGAGGGAGGCCAAGGATCAATCCAGATGTCAGCGATATCGCAGCACAGATCAAGTCGACTAAGGAGGATCCGCTGCACTGGACACCCGAAGCGATAGAAAGGAGAGCGAAAGCGAGAGTGGATGAGAGTGCGCAGAAGCTCGATGAAATGCTCAAGCTCGACCAGGCTAAAGCGCACGAGGAGGCGATAGAACAGAATAGGTTAGTGCAGCAAGCGAACGAAGCATTGGTCACAACAGGAGGTGACAATGTCACACGCAGTGGTGATAGTAGCAATCAGCCAGGAACTCTTGACGTTGAAAGGGAGCCTGGAAGCGGCAGTTAGTTGGGAGATGTTTCCGTTCGATGAAAACCTCGGCGAGGACGCAGGTTGGTTTAGAGATGGCTCTCGTTGGGATTGGTGGCAGATCGGTGGTAGGTGGACGGGAATATTTGGAGGTCGAGACGTAATTCAAATCAAACACCTGGACCTGAACGCGATCAATGAAACCAGGAAGGGTTGGTTACGTGAAGCGTTTATGGATAATTACCGATTCTTCCAAGAACATGGAAAACCATATCCGTTTACTGAAGTTCAACCAGATGAAACCGAAGAGCAGTTCCTCGAGCGCAAGCTTAAGACAAACCCGATTCACGCCAGTGCGTTCCTGCGCAACCGTCACTGGCACGAGGCGGATCGTATGGGTTGGTTTGGCGCTCATACCTATACCGAATGCGAACTCAAAGACATGAACAAGCCGAAAGCCGATCCAAACGCTTGGTTCGGGAAATGCTTGTACAAAGACGAGGAACACAACGCCAGGATCGTATGTTGGAATGAGCCGTACGAGATCTGGTCGGAAGAGTATTACACACGGTTTGTTGAACCGTTGCAACAAGACGACACTCTTGTATGTGTGGACTATCACGTATGAAAGACACAACAAGGCAACCGACAAAGATGGCACGGTTGAGGGAAATCGAACAGCGACTGACTAACTGGCACGCGGATGAAGGCGTGATGCCGGATGAAGATATATTCAACGATGCGATCGAGTGGATTGGATGGACACGTAATTTCATTGAGGCGCGGAAACTCTACCACAAAAAGCACACGGTGAAGAACGCGCTCTTGCGGAAGATGGCGGAGACGCTGTTATCACCGGATGAGTTGGAACGCATCGACCAGGAAGCGGAGGATAAACTATGATTGTATTCGTTCTGATAGCGGGCGGTATCATCGGTATCGCCGGCCTCGCTCGCATGCTGTTAAATATCTACGCGTACGGTTGGTATTCCGCCAGAGAGGAAGCAGTGGACAAGCTCCCGTCGTTTTCATGTGAAGCGTTCCACGAGATACAAAATCGACCCAAACCGGTTGCGGTGAGGGTTAATGATTGGTTGGAGGGATTTCATGTCTAGCTCGAGTCCGTGGCTGGAACAATATCTCAAACACTGCGAGCCGATCACACCGCTCATTGCGGGTCCGACGCTGACCGAGGAACAATCGATTAGATGGCTCATCGACGAAGCGTTCCGCGCAGGGAAACTCATGATCAAAACGCATTACAAAGCCGACATTATCAGGTTCATCGTCCTTGCCCAAGTGCTCGACGGTCACGGGTACAACATGATCTGGTACAAGGGCAGAGGTGTTGTCGGCGCACGGAAGAAGTCCGATCCATCATTACCAATGCAGATAGCGAACGCGACAAAGGAGGTGGAGGAACGTGTTGAGCAAAGAAGCAATGCAGGACTTAACCTACATAACCCATCAGCTTGAGGAAACCGTTCGGATTGCTGAATCAGGTGTCATTCCGATCGATGTACCAGGTAATCCACACCTAACACCGTTCGTTGTCGGTCAGCTGCTTGAGCTCACGCGACAGATGTCATACCACGTTAAACAACTTCAACTGGAGGTAACCAGCCTTGGCCAGCAACTTCTTGATCTGCGCAACGGGACGCGGAGCTAGCTACGGGTTCATGGTCAGTTGTGAAGACGACCAGGTAACCTCACGCTGTCAACCGTGTCTCAAGAGTGGGTTCGAATGCTATATCTACAAAATCGAACAATCACCACTCGGTAACCCAGGATTCATGCCACAGGGATCCATCACGCTCAGACGTGTCTGGCATCTCTACGCTGCACATGATGAGTTCAGGCAGGAAGCATTGGACATAATTAGTCGTCTAGACGCTCACTCGGTCGAGTCGTCCAGAGAGTACCTCAACGTCATGATGGAAACATTCCGAGTCGAACTCCTTCGACTTGAAGGGATGAGCCTTCCCACTGGGTCTTGATTCATTTTTGATTCTGTAGTATAATCACCCAAGATGAAGAACACACTTCATCAAACCTAAACTGAAAGGTAGGACACGCAATGGCAGATGAAAACGCTGTACCAACAATCGACATCGCAGCAATCAACGCCGAGATCGCGAAGTTGCCTCAATCGGCACTGGTCGAAGAACTGACCAAGCTCCGAGTTCGCCAGAAGGTCCAACAGAAGAAACAACAGGGCAAGGGGTCGCAGAAAGCATACCAACTCCGCGCCCGCGCCAAGGCCAACGCGATGAAGGAAACCGCGTTGAATACACCAGCCACCGCTCCTGGGTTCGCGAACCTGTGGGAACAAATCAACGCTGCCGCCGAAGCAGAAGCCGAGCGGCAAACGGAGTCCGACGCCGCCGTTGCCGAACCCGTCACCGAATAGCCCACGTCACCTCCGACGGCCTGGGGGATGCGATAACATCAAGTCCCCCAAGCAGGGCCTTCCCACTGGGTCTTGATTCTAGGCAAAAAGTGTAGTATAATAAGGTCGTAATTGCAAGCATCTCGGTCAACAACTCACACGAGAGGAAGTCACAATGACCAGGTTCAAAGCAACGTGCGGATGTAGATGGACGCTCGCGTCTGACGCTGTTATCACCCCAACCGAAGTCGTTCGCGCTGCACAAGCCCACGCGGAAGAGCGCAACCACTCGGTCATCCTCGAAGGAATGGTCGAGCGACCGAGGAAGAAAGACTGGCTACGCCCAATCGAACACGAAAGGAGTAACCGTGCCTACGCCGACCGAAATCGAAGTATTCGCTAACACCGGAGCGAATGGTTCGGTTATCCTCTCGTTCACGAGGACGGATATTCCGTATACCCAAGTCGCTCGGACGAAATCTGTCGACGAGTTGATTGAATCCGTCGAACACTATTTCCTCTGGGTCGAACAGCGTTACCCCGTTCACTGTTTCTACGATCGAACCAAACTTCGACGAGTATGGCAAACGACGCAACCACCGAAGGTTGTACCGACGATCACATATGAACAAGTTGACATGTGGAAGAACGTCGGCGTTGACCTTACCGAAGCTCTCATTGGATGGAAATGCTGGAATATGTCCGATGACAACAAACTCCAAACGCAGGGAGAAACGGTTTGGACACCAGACGAACCGCTCGAATCTCGGTGTACCGTCGCTCACTTCTCTCCACGACATAGCGCCCCACACCCTGGATGTAACTGCGGTGTCCATGGAGCAACCGAGCGCAGTACCGCGGAAGGATACGGAAAAGTTCTCGGTGAAGTCTACGGCTGGGGACGCTACTGCCGTCACGAAGCTGGTTGGCGAGCGCAGTTCGCGTACCCGAAGTCGTTCTTACTTGGGAGCGAGCAGGTTGAACTCATTGAACACTTACGCGCATACCACGTACCGATCTTTATCATGCAACCGACGTTGATCTACAACCCAGAGGAGGACGGATATGAATACGGGAACACAGAAACGTATTGGAGTAGCGGAACCGGTAAAGACACCGATGCCGGTCAAGAGGGAGGTACCAGTGAGGAAGGAGACTACGAAGGGTGAACCTGTGAGGGTGGATAAGTGATCATCAACGTCAGCCGTAGCCAAGGGTTCCAAGCGTGTAGGAGGAAGCAATACTTCTACGACAGCGGCCTCGTCCAGCTAGGCTTGAGTGAACCACTCACAACAGGATCCGCTTACCACAAAGGAACCGCGGTGTTGATTGCAACGAGGGATCGAGCCGCTGCAGTTGCAGCCACAGAATCCTACTACCGCGAAGAGCTCGCTAAGGCAACAATGATATTGCCCGAAGAGCGCGTCCTCCACGAGCGGAACATCGAACTCGCGAAGCGGATGGTCAACGCTCAAGCCGATCTGTATACCAAGGACGCGTGGACGGTGCTGAAACCCGAAGTTGAATTTATGGTTGACCTTCCAGGAACGGAACATCATTGCTGGTACGTTCATCAGATCCTTCACCCCGATTTACCAATAAACGCTAATGGTATAACACTTAACAAATACAGGGAACCAATGGGTATCTGTAACGACCCACGTTGTGTCATCACCCACAAACTGCGTGGCAAAACCGACGCTGTCCTCTCGTGGAACTCCATGATCTGGATCCTGGAGCGGAAGACGTCAGGTATGAAACAAAACATCTTCTGGGACCAATGGTACCTATCCCATCAACTGTCAGCCTATGTCTACGGGGTACGTAAGTCAACCAATCTCCCCGTGAATGGAGTGATCCTTGAAAAGAGTCCAAAACCTGCCAAAAACCAAGATCCGTTCTCATTCGACTACAGTCCTGAACGGGAACCGTATCTGCGTAGCGAATCTGATCTCGCCGAGTTTGAATCTGAAATTTCCTCAATTGCTAGCGATTACGAGCGCGCTGCAACAATTGGCAAATCAGCTTTCTATCGCAACCCGCAATCGTGTATCGACTATAACCGTCGATGTGACTTCTGGGATTGCTGTAAAAGGGGTGGGACACCAAATCCTGGAGAGTTTCGTCAACGTGACACCGACTACGTAGAATCCGCATACTACACCCTTCTCGGATTGGAGGTGCCAGTTGCTACGTCACCGAGAGTGTAGCGGCAGTTTGGCAGAGGTTGATCCATCAAAGCTCCCGATCGTATCAGGCACCGATCTCTGGTACCCGATCAGATGCAACGAGTGTCACGCACAGCTCGGCCTGCTCGCCAACGTCGAGTCCGATGGCCACAGAGAGTTTCTATCCCAGGAGGAATTCACCCGATGCCCCAAAGTGCAGTAGCATTGATGTCAGGAGGCCTAGACAGCACAACCGCCATCGCTGTCGCATCCCATGACTACGACACAGAGGTTAAAATTGGAGTTAGTGTTCTCTACGGACAGCGCCACGATCGAGAAATTCAATCAGCTCAAGCGGTTGCAGAACACTATCGGATCAAACACTGCACCGTTGATATCCGAGGTCTTGGAGATATTATCAAGCAATCGAGCGCCTTACTTAACCCGGATGAGGATCTTCCGCACGATCGAGCACTCAGTGAAATGACTGCACGAGTCCCGCGCAGCTACGTCCCCGGTCGCAACACAATCATGCTCGCAATCGCACAATCCATCGCGGAGGCTTATGACCTTGAAACTATTATCACCGGATTCAACGCGGTCGATTTTTCGGGCTACCCTGATTGTCGGCCGATCTTTGTCGATGCCTGGAACCATCTTGCACGTTATGCTACTCGACGGGGATACCAAGACCAGAAACCTATTCTCTGTCTCGCTCCCATTATCAACTCGTCTAAGGCTAGTGTGGTGGCTCTTGGTCGAGAGTATGGCGCGCCCTTTGAGCTTACGTGGTCTTGTTATGAAGGGGGATCCCGAGCTTGTGGACGATGTGATAGTTGCAGGATAAGATTGGACGCGTTTAAGGAGAACAAAATGGAGGATCCGATAGAATATGAACCACGAATGCCCTACGTTCCCGCAGATGAAAGGTTTCTAGACTAATGCCTAAATTCTCCACAATCGTGATCGACTCCGTCCACGAATGGGCGAG